ACATACTTCCTAATAGTACCTACAGCTGTGTTAGAAACAGTATAAATCTCTCCTTCCCAGTCTTTCTTATTAGGATTCATACAAGTAACACGTACTCGTACAAGAGCATTCGCTTCTTTACGTAGTCGAGCTTTCTTCTCAGCTGGACGTTCTTTAGTTTGGGTATTCTTACCGTAAATCTTACGACCAGCTGCAGTTACTCGTATTGTAGAGGGCATATCTTCTGATACTTCAGCAGTAGCAGTTACTACAGGCTCAACTACTTCTTTTGGTTCTACAGTAGGTGTTGGAGTTGGTTTAGGGGGATTAAGTCCTTCTTCAACTAGGGCTTTAAGTTTCTTTAAACCAATACGATGATGGAATTTAAGTCCCATCTTACGAGCTCGTTCTTTAAGAAGTTCAATTTGTTCCTGATCTTCTGCAGATGGCTTGGGAAAATCTTTTTTCTTTTCGTCTGTCATGAGTATTTCCTTCTATTTTAAACAGGGTGAAACCTGTGTGAATTAAAAAGTCCCCCTCCGGCTACGCCTTCGGGGGACAGCTATTTATAAGTATTTCCATACAAAACCTTTATAACTTTTTCTTTCTCCTCGTGCAACACGAGTAAAACTATTAGCAATGGCACGTAATCTATTAATGTTACTTAAACCTTTATTCTCTTTTCTTGCAGCTTCTGCTGCTGAATCGTAAATAATAATTAATTTACCTTTTTTAGAATATTTACTAATTTTCTTAATTTGATCTTTAATTCGATTTTCATTCATTGTCAGCCATTGACAATTTTCTTTAAAATAACCTTTAGTAGAGTCTTTTCTATCTATAGTTAAATCATCTCGATATGTAAAACTCATATCTTGATAAAAATTTTCAAATTTAAGCCATTTGTCACAAACCTTAATGCCTTTTCCCCCATAATAAGGGTATACAGGGTTCTTTGGATTTGTGCATCTTTGTACCATTTTACCCCATATACTATAAATTCGTGTATCACATTTACCATGTTGATAGCAGCCATTATCTTTACACCCTTTTCCACAAGTTTTAGCTTTCTTTCCATTAGAAACTGGTCGTAAAATATCACTCTTTTTGCATATAGGACATTTAAATAAACCTACTGATTCTTTACTTATATTCCCCGTTCTAGGAGAAATATATTTTTGTACTCCTAAATGTTCTATTAATTCCATGATAAATATCTGCTCTCTAATATTAACGAGAGCAGATATTACCATATACTTACTAAAATACCAATTTAGTATTCAGCTACACACTTACATAGCGCAATACGTTCAGGCCGTAGTACCATAAAACCATAGTACCACTTGATGGACATGAAACCCAACTCTCCATAAGGATCGTTACGGTCTGCAATGTCTTTACCTGGCTTCTTACTGGTAATAGTAAACTTCACTGTCTTACCATTGGTTTGGAAACCAATAGTAGTAAATGAACCATCACCAACAACCAACATTGGGAATACATCATACTTCCCAGCAGTTTCACGGTAGCCAGCATTAACGCCAGTAGTACCAGCAGCATCACCGGCAACTCCAACCGTTTCACCTGCACCAGCCCAATGCATCATCTCAGGGACAACAATAATACGGAACTGATCGACAGTTCCAATCTCACCAGTAGCGAGATTACCTGCAGCGGCATATTGTTGAACTGGTATGAATGCCTGATTACCAAATAGATCAGTCATACGCTTAACCATTGGAATAAGCTCAGAGCCAATATAGATGTAACGAGCTGCATCAATTACACGGGTATCGACCATACGAGTACCAGTAATAATTTTGGTTGATTTAGGAGTACGATTGTCATCCAAATCAATTGACAGCTTCATCAGGTCTTCATAAGTAATAAGAGAAGGCGTGGTATTCGCCTCATCATTAGTATCACCATGAATACCACTAGTACTAGCTGCATCACCACCATAACGAATGGTACCTGCATTGCTAAGCAGATCAATCTGCAGAGCATCTTCAGTCATTTCGTTAGCACCCATAACCATCTCACGATGAATATGCATGTCCAGCTCAGCATCAGAATCAAAATCCAGAGATTCCTGAGTGTATTCGTCAAAGAAGCCAAATTTCTCAAGAGAACCTTCCAGTTCGATACGCTTAAAGCCAACACGGTTGACTCGACCACCATTCTCAGTAAGAGAAGGCAGTTTACCGGAAATAGCACCTACGTCTTTAGACGAACCATACAGGTTACCTGACTCAGGTACTGCTGCACCATTAGCTGCTGTAGTATCATCAATTACCCATGCAGGATCTAGAGCAATCAAAGCTGCTTTAGTCGTGGCATAGTCAGTAGCAAATACACCCAAACGCTTAAAAATATCGTTAGCTGCTGATTCAGCTGCAGTAGTTGCAAGAGCATCATCTGCACCTTCACCTACACCATAATAAGCAACATAACCATTACCAGTATCATTAACTTCTGGTTTCGTGATGATAATAGTTGCTTCAAGCGTAGCACTAAGGCCAGCAGCATCAATACCTTGATCGTTGATGTTTGCATCATCGAGCAATGGCAAATAATGGTACTGTTTAATGGTTTTACCCATATGCTTAGGCATAGACGTTACATCAGCTAGCTGGGAAAAATACTGTTCCTTTTTAGCGTCAATAAGTGCTTTCTTTTTATAGTAATCAGTACGAATCTGACTACCAACATCGGAGGGAGTACCTCCGGCTGGATCATTATATTCTCTGGACATTTTGAATCACCGTTTAATAAAGTTTATAAAAATTGGCTACCAGAAACTTTTTCAAAATCCTCATCCGACATTGCTAATGGATTAAAGTCATTTGTTTTTTTGCTACTGGAAGCACTCTTAGTAGAACTAGCTGCTTTTCGTCTTTCATTCAGCTTAGGATCAGTTTTCTTCGTAACAGGTGCTGCATCAGTACTTTCAGTAGTATCAGGTTGCTCCGTAGAGGTCTGAAATCCACCTTTAGCCATAATTGCATCACCCACATGCTTGTATGCTTCCAGGTCTGTCATATCAGTAAGCCTTCCAAACATACGCTCACTTTCAATAACGCCAGCTATCTTGGTATAAATACCAGCACCTACATGCTCATTGATAACTTTTATCAACCCAGGATTGTCATACAATACCTGTTTACTTGAATCATCCCACTTATTGGTAATAATACCGAGAGTGTCTTTAAAGGATTGTGTATCTCGAATTTCATCGAGAACCCCATCAAGCTCCACTTCTTTATCATCTACAGTGTAAGTACTTGGTCTGTATTCATCTTCCTTTTCTGTATCAATATCCAGTGGATCTATTCCACTATCTTTGACTAGCTTATTAACTGCTCCAGGATTTTTTTGATCTAGATCAATTAAAAAGCTTAATTTACTCTCATCGAGTAAATTGTTCTTTTCGAGCATCTTTAACAATTTAAGATTAGGCTTAAGTCCTGCCATCTTCTTATTGTAATTAGCTCCCATCTTCATAAGTGTTAATGCGTCATCAACACTTTCAATCTGCATATCCTTCCCATTTGCACGAAAAGGGGCAACTAAACGCTCATACTCAGCTTTATAATCTATATCCTTCGTAGTTTCTTCAGCTTTCGTAGTTGTATCATCAGCTTTAGTCTCTTCTGCTGCTTCTTTACTCTTACGTTGGCCTCTATGCTCTTTAGAATCTTCTTTCTGCTCAGTATCTTCAGCTTTAGCTGCTAAATCTTCCTGTTCTTCCCCTTCAGAATCTTCTTCTTCTTTTTCTTCCTCTTCTGATTCTTTAGTTTTATCCAGGTCCTCTGAAGATTCTTCTTCAGTTTCTTCAGTAGAAGCAGCTTCTTGGGGAACAATAACAGCATCATCATCTGACAATAATAGTTCAGCAGCCTCTTCATCAGGCATGTCTAGAGGATTAATTTCCTCTTTTTCTTCAGTATTGTCAGTCATATCAAACTTCCCCAGCTAACAGCTCTGCATGAGTCTCTTTATGATCAATTACAGCTTTATCTGCCATTCTGCCTAAATTCATAATAGTACTGAAATATTGACGCAAATAACCAATAGAATCAATAGATTTAGTTATCTGTGCCTGATCTTCTACACCTTGCATAGAAGGCTCTGCTTTAATCAGTACTAGTCTACTCGCTTCTTCCTTAAAGTACCCATCTAATATAATACTAGTAAAATCTTCATTTTTAGTCAATTTTTCTAATGATTCCATAGTAGTAATATGCATTTCAGCTTGTTTAATGCTTAATTCTACTGCCTCTATTTGCTCTTCTTGATTCATTGTCGTGTCCTTCGGCATTACCCGTAAGTTAAATTAAAGCTCAGATTATCCTGAACTAGGGGTATTCTTTGTCTTCTTATCTTCCAATCGTTCTTTCATTATACCTTCTACTACTTTCATTTTAGTATTAGCTTTAGCTTGCTGACTAACCTTCTGTAAGTCTCGTTCTTGTGTAGTACCAGACTCTGTTTCTACATAATCAAGGTCCTTTTTATCAGCAGTACTCTGTAAATCATTGGCTTTAGCCTGTTCAGTACCTACTTTAGCCTGATTTAGCATAGCATCAGTCATATTCTCTTTAGCTTCTGAATCTAGCTTAGCTATCTCTTTCTCTAGTTTTTCTACCTCTAATTCCTTAATCCTTTCAGCTAATGGATCAGGTTGAGGTTGAAAATCAGCAATTCTCTTAGCTAATTCAGGCATTTTCCGTAATCTAGCTATATCAGCAAGGATTATCTGGGAAAACTCACTACCCATACTCTGAGCAGTAGTTTGGAGCATAAATGCTAGTTCCTGAGCCTTCTCATTATCAGCTTCTGCAGTACTAATACTTAATCTAAGATCAAAATTACCTGCTAGATCATCTCTACGTACAGTTACAAATTCCTCATTTGTAATACGTATTACTTCCTCTTCCGAAAGGAATACACTATTCATAGCTACAATCTTACGTCCAACTTGCTTAATACCCTCTGCAAGTCGTCTTAAAATATTAAGTTCACGTTTAGAAGTAGCATCCATAGCACTACGAACACCAGTAGCAGTACCACTAATGGATTGCCCAGAGATACCACTATGAAAAGCTTTTACACCTGTGAGACTCTCAGCATCAGCATTCTGTAATTCAAGCATTAAACCAGCAGATTGAGGTATTTCTGCGTAGGTGTGCATATGAAAAGCATTTCTAGGATCAACCTGTGCATTAAACTCGTAATCTAATCCACGGTCATATTTACGCTTATTAGTGATATCCAGTGCATCTTTACGGGTACCTGTCTGCCCATTAGCAGATCTACCCATAATATCTATCATTCCCCTGGTCACTGCACCGATAATCTTTTGATTATCCTCTAGCAGTACACCATCTGGCTCACCATATATTTGTCTACGAATAGGTAAATATTGAGCTGTCACAAATGGAAGCTTCCCATCTGGAAAGGGATTTTCTTCCAATCTAATCATTACATCCCCAACATAAGTACCTACTATCGGCCTAGCAATACCATCTCCATGAATATCCCAATAACCCCAGTACTCATGAGCTATAAATTTCTTCCTTGGCTTATCAGTAAAATTAAAGGAAGAATCATCATCTACATTA